TAGATGTCATAGCCCCGCGAGTGGTCGGGTTAGATGTCAGGGGTCGCGAGTGGTCAGGTTAGATGTTTTTTCGGAAGTTTTTGAGGTTGTGTGATCAGGTTGGATGTTGGCACAAAATAGGCAGTTTAAGAGGGGATAAATATGATAGAAGAAAAAAATAAAAAGTCCAAATTAAGAGCCATATTGAGTTCCCTTGTATTTTCGGTTATTTTGATGATTTTTCCCGTAACATCCGGCGTGATTGTAGTTATGAATGGTATGGATGCCATACAAAGTTATTGGATGCAAGGTGTTTTCATGATGTTATCCATAGCGGTGCCTGTAGTCTTTATGTGGATTACAAAGATGAAGCCAGCTCAAATCGGTTTTACAAGAGTCGAAAAAGGCAGTATAAAAACAGTATTATATTTTGTACCGATAATTGCATCAAAAATAGGGTTTCTTATATTCGGGGTTGATAGTAACACTCAAACTATTATTGCATTGGCATTTTTTACAATCATGATCGGATTGTCAGAAGAACTTTATTTTAGGGGAATTATTCTGAGAAAACTGAGGTCTTGTTTTACAATCAAACAAACAGTCATTTTGTCTTCTGTGTTCTTTGCAGCTGTACATGCTTCTCAAGCCTTTTCAGGGACAGGAATTATCATCGTTACGCTTACCATAATTAATGCATTGATATTTGGTGTTATTGCTTCAGAAATTGTGATACTGACAAGGAGCATTATTCCAGTAATTATATGGCACGTTTTATACGACTTTATTAATTGGATTTCAGTGGCGAAGGGAACAACAGAGGTAACATTGATAATGATTCAATCGGTAATCATGGTTGTATATGCGTATTACTTGTGGACCAAATTGCCTGAGAAACAGGCGTGTCCAGCGTGAAAAGACTGGAGGATGGTAAATTTCAACTCGTCTACGAACACATTAAAATAGCCAAGGCACCCTACGCCTAATTTCGTAGAGTGCCTCAATTGTTTCCAGACTTATTCATCAATATCCACAGCCACGCCGGACTTGAATTCCACGGTGAATTTGTCCTCATGGACAGTGACCTTTTCAATTAGCCGCCGGACAAGGGACTCGTCATATTCAGTGATGGCAGCGGGCTGTTCCTGCAGGAATGTGCTCATATCGGCTATCCTTTTGCGGAGTTCATCACGGTTGGCGTTCTCAACCTGCATATTTTGCTTCTGTTCACGCAGTCGGTGAATCTCATCGCCAACATTATCATAATCCGAGTTGGAGGTGGCAAGCTTCAAAAGCTCATTTTGCAGTTCCTCCAGCCGCTTATCGATATCTGCCAAGGCTTGGTCACTTTCATGAGTAATGATGGTGGCAATGTTATCCTGTAGGGTTGAGAGGAAAGAATCTTTATCGCAAAGTGCCTGATTAATAGCAGTGACCAGCACCTGCTCGATGCTGCTTTCCAGTACCGTGCGGGCATCGCAGAACAATCCGGTATTTTCCAAGCGGCTGACGCATCGCCAGACCACGGACTTTTTGCCACGGTTGTTCCAGTGGACCCTGCGGAACACTTCACCGCAGTTGCCGCAAAATATCATATGGGAAAAGCAATGGTTACTGCTAAAAGTTCGGTTTTTACCATTCTTGCTGGTATGGACGCAACGGCGTCGTACCAGTTCTTCCTGCACCTGCATGAAAATTTCACGCGGGATAATGGCTTCATGGCTGTTTTCCACATAATACTGCGGAACAAGGCCGTTGTTCTTGACCCTCTTTTTTGTGAGGAAGTCAACGGTGTAGGTTTTCTGCAAAAGGGCATCACCGATGTACTTTTCATTCCGTAAAATTGTATTGATGTTGCTGGTGTGCCATTTTTCATTGCCTGCTCCGTTTTGGATACCGTCCGCCTCAAGACCGCGGGCAATTTTCAGCATACTGGCGCCTTCGAGGTACTCCCGGTAGATGCGCTTGACGATTTCGGCTTCCTCCGGTACAACCACAAGGCGTTTATTATCATCCTTTGTGTATCCGAGAAACCATTTGCAGTTGATTTGGATTTCGCCCTGTTGGTAACGATATTGCAGACCCAGCTTCACGTTTTGGCTTAAGGATTGGCTTTCCTGCTGTGCAAGTGACGCCATGATGGTGAGCATTACCTCGCCCTTAGAATCCATGGAGTTGATGTTTTCCTTTTCAAAATATACGGATATGTTTTTTTCCTTTAGCTGACGGATATATTTTAGGCAATCCAGCGTGTTTCGGGCAAATCGGCTGATTGATTTAGTTATGACCATATCGATATTACCCGCCATGCATTCGTCAATCATACGGTTGAATTCATCACGCTTTTTTGTGTTGGTTCCCGAGATTCCATCGTCGGCATAAATTCCGGCAAGTTCCCAATCAGGACAGGCATTAATATATGCCGTATAATGTTCAATCTGCGCTTCATAGCTGGTGGATTGCTCATCGCTGTCTGTGGAAACACGGCAGTAGGCAGCCACCCGAAGTTTTGGCTTTTCTTCATCATTACTCTTTCGGGTATGCTTCCTTGCCGGAATCACGGTTACATTCTTACTGACTTCCACTTTCATGCACCTCACTTTCTATCAGACTGTAGGCGTATTCCGCCTGTTGGAACGGGTCGTCAAACCGCTTTGTCCCTTCGCTGATGCGAAAGGAAGAGGGATAGACGACCTTTATTTCTTCTTTAGGTTCATGGATACGACCAAGTTTCTCAGCCCGTTTGATGCGTTCCAACTGCACGGCTTCAAAAGTGTCAGGGTCGGTAATCGCCGGATAATACGCATCACCAAGATAACGTTTGTTTTGAAGCATCCTGCCAATCCCCGCATGAAAGGCTTCAATACCAGCTTTCTTTGCAGCAGTTGCTAATGAATCGCCTGTCAGATAGGACTGAAATAGGGCTTTTACCTGCTCGGCAGTTGTTTCGTCAACCACTGCTTTTCCGTTTTCAATCCGGTAGCCATATGGTGTGTGTCCCATTTATTTCACCAGCCTTTCTTTCAGCGTAATTCCGCATTTTAGTTCGAACCCAATCTCCGTTCGGGAATATACGATAATCCGCTCCACAAAGCGTCCAAAAATAGCACTGTCAAAGCCTTTCAGCATTGCCGCTTTGGTAGCGTATTGCAGAATTGCGCTGACTTCGCTCAGGTTTTTACTGTCGCTGTTCAAAAAGCGAAGTAAAGATTCCTTCTGGCGCTGTATACGTTCTGTCTCCTGTAAAAGTTCATTATTACTCTTTTTATATACTGCGGGTTCAAGGTAACCTTTGGTCATAAGACCCACCAATACATTTCGCTGTTCCGCGTTTTCTTCAAGTTTTATGTCAAGTTCCCGTACGGTTGCCAGGCTGTCATCTGAGTTTATTTCTCGTAAGGCTATAAGCAGGGGTCTGAGGACTGTCTGGTGTCCGAAGATGAGCTTGTTCATCATAGTGACAAAAGCAAATTCAAAATCGGACTGCGGGATGTATTTCATGGAGCAATTCTTAGTGTCCGCTATGTGATTTGTACAGCACCAGGCAATTTTATGTCTGCCGGTGGAGTGTATGCGGCGTTTGAATTTACCGCCACACTTAACGCAAATAATTTTACCCGAAAAGGGGTATCGGTTCTGGTACTTACCATGATGCTTTACCACGCCTTTTTCTTTACCGCGCTGCTTGATAATTTGCTGGGCGGCTTCAAAGTCATCATGGCTTATAATCGGCTCGTGATGATTTTGAATCAGGTATTGATCTTTTTCTCCATGGTTGTTATGGCGGTTGAAATGCTCGTCAGTATAAGTCTTTTGAAAAACGACATCGCCAGTATATTTTTCGTTACCGACCATCCCGCGTATTGTTGTAGAAGTCCAGCGACCGCCTTTTTTGGTCGGTATCTTTCGCTTATTTAGGTCGTCAGCAATTTTACTGGTACCTTTACCGGCCAAAATCTCAGTAAAGATAAGACGGACAATTTTTGCTTGAGATTTATTGACAACCATTTCTCCATCCACATTGTCGTAGCCGTAGGGCGGATAGGAAATTTTATAGGTGCCATTCTGAAATCTGCGCCTTATCGACCATCTGTTGTTTTCGGCAATGGAGAACGACTCGTTTTCGGCCAGTCCACTCAGGATTGACAGCATGAGCTCGCTTTCCATTGACCCTGTGTTGATATTTTCTTTCTCAAAATAAATGAAAACACCAAGGTCAAGCAGCTTTCTTACCAGTTCAAGGCAGTCGGTCGTGTTACGGGCAAACCTACTGATGGACTTCGTTACAATGAGGTCTATTTTTCTGTTCTCGCAGTCAGCAATCATTCGAAGCAGTTCAGGGCGCTTTTCCTTTTTAGTGCCGGTGATGCCCTCGTCATAGTAGAGTCCGGCAAACTCCCATTCGGGATTCGCATTGATGTAAGATTCGTAATGCTTTATTTGAGTGTCCAGACTTTCTAGCTGTTCGTCGCTGTCGGTTGACACACGGCAATAGGCCGCAACCCGCAACTTTGCCTGTTCTGTTAAACTGGCGGTGTTTTCAGCAATTTTCGTTACCTTTTTCAAATTCTCACCTCCTTGGTCAGTGTGACATATTACCTCTGAAACTGAGTTATATCAAGTATTTTAAGGCATAATCTCAGCCAATAGTGGTGAGAAAGTTTTGCGGTTTAATTCGGTTACCTTGTTGAATTCTGACAATGTAATTAACCCTTTCTCAAGCATCACAGTGATTATTTGCTGTGCTCTCGCATAATCGACTTCACGCTGCATTTGCTCATGCGATACAAAGCTCATTTTGTTGTTAATTTTCAATCCTTCTCCAAAAGAGCAGCAAGCAGATTCGTTCTTGTCATCGGTCATGAAAAATCACCTCCTCGCTATACGGACATTTACGGGTCGTTTTGATGGGGTGGTTACATAAAAAAAGACCCGCGAGAGTGAAATAATCACTTTCGCGGGTCTGATGTAAAATATACTTTTTTTAACCGAGGGGTGCCGCACGATGTTATTCGCTATATTTTATGAAGGCATCAGTGAAGCCAGCCGCCTTAATCTTTGCAAGCATGGCATCTGCATTCGCCTTAACAGAGAACGCCCCAACCTGAACACGATAGAGCTTCTTCGTCTCGGTAGGCGTTTCGGGTTTAGGAGGTTCGCTTGCCATGAGCAGTTTCTTGACTTCAGCACGGAAGGTATCCATATTTTTGCCATGCTTCGGGAACCAGTGCATGACATCGCCATGGTTGCTGGCAATCCCCAGCTTGTAGCCCTCGCTGTGGCAGATGATGTTCCTCTCAGTCAATCCATACTGCTTACAGAGGTATACGCATAGTTCCACAGCTTCGGTATAGACCTTATTGAAGTAGGTCGCATCGGTCAGCCCGTCCTCGCAGATTTCAAAGCCGATATGTGTATCGTTCGCAGAACCCCCGGCGTGCCAGCCGCGATGATTCCAAGGAAGCGTCTGATAAGTGGCGATGCTTCCGTCAGCCAGCTTTCCGATGAAGGCGTGGACACAGACCTGCCGTCCGTCCGGCTTGTCCTGGTTCCAGTGGTTGTTGTACTGGTTCTTGCCGAGCAAGCCGTCATCGGGACTCACATAGCGTTTGAGGTTGGGGTTATTCGCCCCGGTGGAATGCACCATGATGCCCTTTGGCGTGATGGTTCTACCGGCCTTGTAGCAGGCATTATTCGTCAGGATGAGTTTATGCAGGTTCATTTATTTATCCTCCGTTCTGTTGTGAAGCTGTTCTAAAATGTCCTTTAGCTTTTTCGGTACGGGCAGGCCGATGTGCGCGGCGTTTTCGAGTATGGAAACACCTTCATTCGAGAGATAGAAAAAGATGACCGCCGTCCGTATCATTGAGCCGTCACCGATTACGCTTTTGTCTATGATGTGTCCGATTGCCACCAGCGAGAAGATAAGTACCTTTTTGAAAATACCCCGGAAGCCGACCTCG